AGCAAAAGGTTTAGGGATAGGGCTGTCTTTGATGGCATCAACACATGCCTTTACATAATCTGTATAATTTCTTGACATTATTTTTCATTTAGAAACTTGACATTTTCTTTAGGTATGTGTACAAGCTTAACTACTGTAGATGTAGTTTCAATCCACACATTACCGTCTTTGTTTCTTATTAATGAAGGTCCTTCTATCTCTGCCTCAGTGCATATGGTAGAAAATTCCCCTTCTTTTACTAGAATCTTTCCGTCTTCTACATATATTCTTCTTACTATTTTATCCATGCTTTCATATCCTTCCATGTATTACCTACCTCAACTGAGGAAGGGATAATCATTTGTCTTCCTTTAACATCTAAAGGATTGTTCATCTGTTCTAAAACCTTGGGCATTAATTCATCTACTCTATCAACAGGACATTGTCCTAATATAGCGTCATGAACTTGACCCAATATCTCTATATCTTTTACGTTCTGCCACACTTTATATAAACCTAGGTTTAATAAATCTCCAATAGTAGATTGAGGAACATAAGCAATAGCTTGTCTCAATGTAGAGTTATCATTTAATCTATCCCAGAATTGTCGGCGCCTGCCTAGTGGTGTAACTAAACAACCTGTTTGTTTTAGCTCACCAGATACTTCATTGTGCCATGCACGTATTCCAGGGAATGCACCTTTTATTTTTACTAACTTACCTACTATCTCTCCTGTGTCTATCAATTCTTGAAAGCCGCCTTCTCTGTCCTGTTTATGCCAACGTGTTAAAGATTCTAATGGTACCACACCTCCGTAATAAAGCAACTGAAATCTTGTCGCATGTGAAACTTTTATTTTTAAATGTTTAGCTAACGCATGTGCTGTCATTCCATAGTTGGTACCATGACCTGCTCGTTTACACATATCACGATATGTAAAGTGTAAGTAATAAGGTTTGTCTGCAAGTTCTCTACTTTGCACAGGATCATCTGACCAACCCAAGTTGGGCCAAACCATTTTAACTACTTCAGTATGTAAGTCTGTACTCTCACATGCATTTATATAACTTTCATCACCTGCAACATAAGCAGTAACTCTCGACTCTGCCTGTTCTAAGTCAGCATAAAACATAACCATACCATCATCTGGAATAAACACGGCACGTAATTCTTTTGTAACGTTTTGTAAATTAGTTCCTGTTCTCCAAGGACTTTCTGATGAAGACCAACGTCCTGTCTCTGTACCTGCTACATTATATGAGCATCTAATTCTACCATCTTCATCACGTTTAGAATCTAAAACAGAAAGCTGTTTAGTTATATCACGTAAGGCTAGGATAGTATAAGCAAAAGGTTTTGCTCTTGGATAAAATTCTCCGAGTTGTTCCAAAGCGGCACGATCAGTAGATATCTTTGACTTGCCCCCTTTGTATGAAACAACAGGTGGTAATCCTAAATCTTCATATAAAATTTTCTTAAGTTGTACAGGGCTATTATGATTTAAATCTTTTTCCCACACACCTTGAGCAAAGAGATTAAGCATGCGTTCTAATTTTAATCTACGAGCACGCAAGACTTCTTTCTTTTCTTTTACTTTAACTTCATCTACTTTTAAACCACGCAACATCATTTCCATTGCAGGCTTTAAACTATCTAATTCAAATAGATAAACTTTCTTAGTTATTGGATCAAATTCTTTATGTATCCTAGACCATATCTCATGAGTTAATGTACAATCTAATGCACAATACGTCCACAGTATTTGGTCTTTACTTAAGTCGTGTTTATTTATTTCTGTGTTTTTTATTATTTTCACACACTTCTCCTGCAATAGCTGAGTAACCAACCATATCTATATAAGTATCTTCAGTTGGATTACCAGACTTTGTTCTTGCTATTTTTAATAACAACATTAATATAGCTACATCATGTGCATTCACATCGATGCCCAAATAAGCTGACCATAACTTTGCAATGTTATCATGGTTCGTCTTTTTGTCTCCGTATTCTTTGTGTCTCCTGCCGCTCAATAGCTTTGCGGCTATTTTTAAATTGTCGTTTATGTCTATTACCATTTACCCTCGCTATTAAATCTTTTAATTCCTTTCTTGTTCGTACATCATCTAGGTCTGCTAAGTCACATACCATTTTAAAATCTTCATGGTTATTTTCAAACCAATCCCACGCAGTAATAAAAGCTTTCTTATCTTCCTTACCACTTCCCACGTAAACAAGGTCTTGCAACAACTGATCTAATGCCGCTCGCCATAATCTTACGTGAGCATCTAACTCACCCCATCTATCATCAACAGCTTTTGCTGTAAAAAAATGTGGTCGCTTCACTACTCATCAGCTTTTGTGCTCTTAGAGAACTTGGCTAATGTTTTCCATGCACTTTCATTAGTGTATATGGAGCCTAGAAAACCCAAACCTTTTTCCATTTCTGGTTGCAAGGCATGTTGGGCATGCATGGTATCATGTATCAATCCACTTACTTTTATATTTTGTTTGTAAGCTAACCATGATACATCATACGTTTGATTCTGTGCAACTTTAACTAAGTTCGTATCTTCTAATAAGTCTTTAACCCATGCCCACGCTTTGTCTTCCTCATCACGTGACCAATAGTTGTACTTAAATGGAACCACGATTGCATGATTTAAAGAGGGGGCAAATCCAATACACGTTATCTGCCCTCCCGCTGTTTCAATATCGAAAGCTAATGGATGTTCTGGATTGTTTCTATGTATGTACTCTGCTTCAAATGCATACATGTCATCCAAGTTTGGTTCAATCCAAAGCTCTCTTGTTGTATAATTAATATGTGAAAATTCTGATTCACGTTTAGCTTTCTTAAAGTCAGAGTAAACGTGTGCTCTGAAGCCATAGTTTCTAACTATGGCAGAAGGATTATAAGAAGGTACTACCTTAACTTGTTTCAATCTTTCTTGAGTTGAAGGAATAACAGCACCTCTATATATTCCTACCTTATCAAATCCTGTTAGTGCCCACAATGAAACGCCCCCCATTGCTATAATAACATTGGGGTTTGTCTCATTGAGTTCATTGTATAAACGTTGTAAGTCTTGCTCCATCTCCTGCTTGAGGTAGCCATAGGTGGTAATCGGATAGGAAGAACGCCACTCACTATCTTTACACAAAGCTTTATATTCAGAACGTTTGTGAAAAAAGTTTTGGGGGTTGTCTTGTGCAGGTTTAAGTTGAATGGTGTGGGTGAGCATGCAATCTTCTATTTGTATCCCTGCTAGTCTACAAATCTTATTGACTATAAAATCTCCTGCAAGTATTTTATTCAAACGAACTTCATTAGAGTTGGGATAGTCCATGACTATGGCTATCTTTGCCCCCTTCTTTAATTGAGAAGGAACTCTTTGTTTAACTGCATACCCACCCATAAGATACTACTTGTTGTTCAATATTCTTGATACTGAAGCTTGAAGTATATCTTTGTTACGTCCAACCATTTCGTGTTTAACGATACCACTAAACGATTGTCCGATAGATTGTTCAAGCATTTCCCCAAACGAAACACCACTCATGCCGAGTGATTTTGTTAGGAAAGCTTTAAGTGAAATCACAGGGTTACCCTGTCTAAGTGCTTTTTTGGTTGCCCAAAATTCTAATCGAGTACCATCACAGTTATCTAAATCTGCATCAGTAATATCAGATTCTAAAACCGCATTGGCTTTACAATTAAGTCGCACAATTTCGTTTTGGTTTTCACCGACCTTATCCGTACGATAAGATGTAATAACAAAGTCATAACTACCTTCTGGTAAAGTTATAGACTCTGGTATATCCTCTGGATTCATCGATAAAAAGTCACTAACATCAGCCATTAATTACCTCCTGTCTTGATGTTGATTACATTATCCCTCTTGGATAATCTTTGTCGAGCATTCTTTTGAATAGCCTCAAACAATTTCGCTAAATCTAATTCAGTATTAGGCTCCAATAATTTTGGTGCCGTCACTTTTAAATCCATGCGATGGTCTGATACTGTTCGCAAAGTTCTCTCAACTCCTTTGCTAGAACTTCTAGTATCTATTCTGCAAACACAATTAAAATACCTACCCAACTTGGTAGATAATTTAGAACCGACACTAGTAGGGTATGCTTTAGACACACCCAAGTCTCCTTCCATGTATTGCATATGAGTAGTAACTACCACATTACATGGAACTTCTGCCCCTGTTATATATTGAATGATGTGTTGAACATCACGCGCTGCAGTCCCCCATTCTGGTTGACTTGCTTGGTCAGTTGGCTTCTTGTTATTAAATACAAGTGCCCCCCTCAAAGCCGCTTCACCCATTAGAGTTAAACTGTCGATAACCAACACATCTTTAGGTGTCCACTTACTAACAGGACCAAATTCTTCTCCCTCATCTTTCCAATTAGAGATAAGGTTGACACCTCTACGAAAAGAATCTGCCTTTCCGATAGGGTCTTTCAACGTAACATAACTTACCCTATTAACTGCGTCTGCATTTAGAAACTCTGGAAGGATAGCCAACCCATCATCGTAATCCAAGATACGTAAATTGTATCCAGCATTTGCGAGCTGAGCTAATGAAGCCGTCTTACCAGAACCACTGTCGCCTACCAATAGTAGCTTGGTCACATCAGTTGATTGATGATTTTTAATACTTGCCATATTTGTCTCCTATAATTTGTAATACTAGCATAAATAAAATAATTGTCAACAATTATCTTTTATTTCTTACACGTAATTTTAATCGCACACGTCTACGATTTTTTCTCTTGCGAGAACCTATCTTTCTTCTACCTTTATGTTTCTTTCTTTTTAAGTTTGCCCTACTCATTTACATTTCACAGGGTCTTTTACTTTTTTGCAGTAAAATTCTTGTGCTTTCTTTTTATTAGACTCCTTCTTTGAGTTTTGTTTCTCAAGTATCTTTCTTTTTTTATCGGGATTTACTTCTCCTTCTAAAACTATATCAACTGCCTTGACAGTTTCTTTTGCTACAAGCAAAGCACAATTACTTAAACTGATTGCACATAATAATAAAATTATTAATCTCATTTCTTCCTCTTAAATATTTCTTCTGGCACATGGATAACATTATCCACTTGCAAATCAGCATGAGGCTCACGAATAAAATCTTCTTGCAATAAAATCGTACGATGCTCAGGTGATTCACCACATACTTCTCTGAACTTACAACCACCATAGTTGCCACATGATGTAAAGTTAGCAGGATACCATCGGTTATCTGCATATGCATCTGATAAAGATATATGATACTGAGCGTCATGATACCATTCAACAATAGATTCTTTAGGTACATTAAATATATTTCTATTGAATCTACAAAAGTGTACTCCTGTTTGTACTGCGTCAATAATAAACCCTGCAATGTTCAAACCTAATATGAATCTAGCCGCCCAAATATATGCATAGATTTGATTGTTAGGTTGAAAGTTCCTAAAATATAAATCAGTAAGTGAAGCCTTCGTTGTTTTAGTATCACATAAATACAAACGATTATCTAACTCTACTATCTTATCTATTCTTCCAGAGAATCTGTGACCTCTCTCGCCAAAAGGAACTTCGAACCTTTGCTCTAGGCAGGGGGCACCATTTGGCATGGTCGCAATTTTTAAATTGTCTTCCCAATATTCTTCTGCTCTCCAAACGATTGCCCTCATCGCCGCTTCAAGACCCCTGGCTTTGTCTTCAGCCTGTGATAAGTCTTTGCCATATTCTTTTACAATAAAAGTAACTGCTTTATTTACACTCTCGTCTTTAGATTTACCTTCATGTTTTCCTTTGTCTAAAATTTCAAAGCCGTCATGTACGGCTGACCCGAAACCTGTGACAGGAGCATAAAGTTTTAACTTGTAACCCAATAGATTAGAAAGATTGTATGCTCTAGGACAAGCAGAGAATGTAGATAGACTAGATGAATCCCATATCTTTTGTCTTGGTTTATCATCTTGTACAATATACTTCTTTAGTTTTTCTGGTTGCTCCACTACATTAACTCCTTTATTCCCATAATTACTACAACAAAAGCAATTAGATATACTACTAAAAGTCCCCAACCTTTTGCGTGTTCTTCCATTAAGCCCCATTGCCTTTTCTTTTCCAAGCGTTTAGCCATGACCTCTGCACGCAGTTCTTTCATACGTGCCATACGCCAAGACTTTGGTGCCTCCTTTGGATAGGGGTGATACTTGCCTATAAAATCTATCTTTTCTTTTTCTTTAGACATCGCCCACCAACACATCTAGAATATTATCGCCTGCTTTTTCTGGGGTTTTAGTCCGAGCAGATTTACTAGTAATTCTTTTACCTGCTTTTTCTGCTGACCTTATATTCTCTCTAGTCTTTTTAAGATAAGCAATTATAGTTTTAATTCCTTCTTCATCACTAGCCAATTCAACAGGGTCTTTCTCTAATAGTTCTGTTGGTATAACTAATTCTTCAGTAGCAACTTCTTCTTTTTTCTTGGGCATATTACCTCACTTATTTTTATACATTACTAAAGCTATACCTACCATAGATATAACCAATATAGTTAATCCGTAATCTTGAAACCACTCCATCTTATTCCTAACCATAATAATATTTTATTATCCCACTTAAAAATATAAAAGCACCGACAGCATTTACTGTAATCAATGCTCGGTCGTGCCACAATATTCCTACTACTAACCAGCCTGTTATACCTAACAGATGTAAATATAAATTGTGGGGGACAATTCCTATGCTAGTAAATGACATGCCTACTAACAATGTAATTGACGCCAACCATTTTATGTACCAAGAAGCACCACTTCTTGGTGTTACTTTATTAATCTGGATCTGTTCCACCATAACTACCCTCCACATCTATGTCAATAGTATCCACATGTTTCTCTACATCATTAGGTTTGATAGGTTCAACTGCCAAGATTGTAGCATCTGGAATTGTTATTAAAGTGCGAGTAAACTTATTGGACACATAAGTCCTTGAAGTTTTATCAAACTTTAAATCACCTTCTATAACTTTTTTTGCGGCTTCTTCTTTATCTTTAGCCATGACTTCCCAATGTTGTGTATAACAATGCGAAGTAGTCACATCAAATTTTTTCATTGTCCCCT